AAGATCAATACCTATAATTTTACTCATTTTTCAAATCCTCCTAGATTATATTTCTTTTATTAAAACTACGACTGAATCTCTAATTTTAGCAAATCCCACTCCCTTGCAACCGGCGCATATATTTATAAATACTACCCCGGTGCCATTGCAGTGGTAACATGTTCTTTGCTGGAACGTGTAAGCATTTGGCTGCACTACTGTCACGCCGCGGCCTTGACACGGACCACAATCATTCTTTCCTCCACCCCCTTCGCCATCGCAAAATTTACAAGCCACGACCCTTTCAAAATTAATCTTTTGCTTCATGCCTTGTTTCACTTGCTGCAAAGAAAGGTTCATGGTAAAAATTATATCATCATCTTTAGTTGATTTAGGTTTCTCTTTTTTTTGTCTTCCGAATATATCTCCGAATATATCTCCAAAAGAAAAGTCACGACCAGAAAAACCAAATCCAAAACCATCGCTATGGGCATCATGTTGACTTCTCTTGCTCGAATCTGATATCATCGAATACGCTTCGTTAACTTGCTTAAACTTCTCTTCATTTCCGCCCTTATCAGGGTGGTGCTTTAGAGCCTTTTCGCGAAAAGCATTTTTAATCTCGTTCTGAGAGGCGTTTTTATTCACACCAAGTATTTTATAAGGATCCATATTTTTTAACCTACAAATATAATATAGTATTTTTTAAGAGGATGTCAAGGATTAATTCCTATTTTTTATATAAGCTTCTGTCGTTACTGGATATAGTTTAGTTATGAATTCCAATATTGCATTAGCAACTTGTTGAATTTCCCACTGTGCACCTTCGTGGGCTCTGAGATCGACAAACTTAAATATATTATTTAAATTCGCAGTTCCATAATACTCTGTGTACATATTCTGTGGGAGAACACCTCGGGCCTGTTCTCTACAAACACCAGCATCAAGCAGAGCCTCGTAAAGTCTGAAACTAGACTGGTTATGATTTTTTACAAGCTGACTAGCAGAACTAGAAGCACCATGAGGCACCTGGTGATAAATTACTTTTGGGTTAACCAACTCATTCTTGCTAGCTTGTCGGTTAGATTCGTGTTGCATACGGAAAGCTTCTGGTTCATAAAACTCGATATTGAAATTCGTATACCTTCTACTAATTTCGTTATAGCTCCAAGTTCTGTGTCGATGGTGTTGTGACCTGACAAACAAGGGAACCTTAAAACGAAACGTTACTACGTTGTGTTCTAGTGTGCTGGTGTGTCGATGTTTAATAAGATAGTTAATTAATTTTTCGTCTTGTTCTTCAATTTCCGTCTTATGTTTACCAAAAGAAACCCTAGCACTATTGACCACGGAAAGATCATCACCAAGATAATCCACCAATTCAACGTGTCCGATTCCATCGCCATATAACTCAATTTTCTTATTCATCCTTCACCTAGTTAATCTCCAAGGATCCGCCACAAACAACTCCGCTTTCCTCTTCTTCCAATACCCCCATGACATAATTTTCTAAGACAAGATGAAATATTTCTTTTCCAGTCTTAATTTCCTCAATCATGTTTTGTTTGACGACCACGATATCATCATCTAAATAATTGCCATTACAATCCGGAGCCCAGTCAATAAGACGGGCCCAAATATATTCTTCTTTGATTGGTTTATAATCTTCTGGTAATAATATTTGTGGTTCCTCTTCTTTTCCCTGATCTACAATTTCTATATAAAGGTGTCGATTTCTGGGGCTGAACTGCATTATTGCTCCTCATTTTACCTCGCAAGCACCATTGGCACAAGCTAGCTCGCTGGTTAAATCTGTATTATCATCATACTCTAATATTTTTGTTAAGTCAACCTTTTTTAACGCTTTTAACATGGCCTCATATTTTTCTTTTGAACAATCTTCAAACGGAGGTTGTATATGTGTTCCACCATCATAAGGAAGCACGGACAAACCATTGTATAAATGATGGTTATCCCACATCCATTCACCAACATCTGTCCATTCTGCATCTTTTATAGAAATCGTAGCTGAGACATTGTGGGTGTTTTGGCCTTTTCGATGCCCAGGTTTAATCCAATTGCGATTAACAAACGCAACACGCTTTAACAATTGTAACGCGCTCTCTGTTCTAAGGATTGCGTTTTCTGGGGCTTTCTGTGGTACCGAAATTACAGCTGTATCATGGGGTCGAAAATACTCATCTTCGACCAATTCTGGATGGTTTTTTTGCAGGTAATTATAAATTGCTTCGCTCTTACCAACTCGGATCCGACGAATATAATAATCATTGTGCCACGCATGAATACCGCTGGACGTCCCTAAAGTTAAAGATGTTGTTCCAGCTGGCTTGACCGTGGTGCAGCGTGCAGCAGTTTTTATATTTATCAGTTCTGCAACCCTCTGGTTTTCCTTTTTTACAACTTTGGCTGCTGCGGTCATATCTAAATTTAAAACGTAACCCGAACCAATTCCTGTCATACTGACGCCAATAAGCGCTTCTTTTTCAGTAGTTCTTCTCCAAATATCTCTAAGATAGTGGAAATCTGTATATCCGGCCTGAAGAGTGCCAATAAAAGCAGCAGACTTAACTCTTGTTTCTAGTTCTTCTTGAGTTTCAACATCACTAACATTTACTTCTGTAAGATTACAAAACTGATACGGCTTGAGAGCTATCTCACAGCAAGGATTTGAACCATAATCTTTATCATTGGAAAAATAGAACCCAGGCTCGCCAGAACCAGAAGCTTTAACGCGTTCCCACAAGTCAATGAAAAATTCTTTTGTTATTTTATGTCGTAACAAAACTGCCGAATTGTTTGCTCTTCCTCGTTGTGAGTTTTCCTCCCACCAATTACCTGTTTTCGCTGATATCATTTCATCGTCGTCAGCACTAAAAAGTGAAATGAGGGCCGCACGGCGGATACCTCCAGCAAGCACAGCATCTGCAATGTGACACACAATGTCATGAGCTTCGATGGTTGAAAGCTTATCACCATTATTTTTTTCTTCTAAAATACCTTGAATTTTAACAATACATTCTTTAAGCGGTTGCGGCCCGGGAGCTTTGCCGCCCGTCGTGACTAGACGTGCACCTTTTGGGCGGATGTCTGAGTAATCAAACCTGATTTTTGAACCACCTTTAAAATAGTTTTGAAAGAGTGCCTTAATCGCGTCAGCCCATCCTTCAATAGAATCATTGATTAAAAACCTTCTTGTGCGACCCGCGTTTGGTCTTTGAATTTCGGGCAATTGTTCAATATGATGCTTTTGCACACTATATCCGACACCGGTTCCACCAAGAAGGAGAAACATCACCTCACCAAAAGACCGCCAATCATCAATAGGCAAGTAAGCACAATTGTAAATTCTGTTAGGAGCAACCTCAATTGGCTTCCCGCCAAATTGCATAGAGCGCATAGACGGAAGAATCTTCCTAGTTTTCACCAGTTTGTAAGCTTTATTGATCTCGCTCTTTAGTTCAGGATATTTTTTAATATGCATGCTTTTATTTCTATTAACTAACTCTTCCCAGGTTTCCCTACGAAATTCAAGCGGTAAATATCTGGCGTATTTCATGTGCACTGTAATGTCTGATAAAATCTGACCTGCTAATTCAACCTTTTCCATCCACCGCTCCTCCGTTTATCTTGTGTTTTTTGTATTTTTCTTTAAGATCCATTAACTGATCTTTCGCAGTTTTCACAGCTATTTCTTCGATAGTTTCGTCAGTCTGTTCTAACACTCTTATTTTAACACTTCTGGCGTCCATAGCTAAAGGAAAAATAAGACCATCGGGTCCATTTCTGTTCTTTGCAACAAACATTCTAGCAGTATGCGCGTTCTTGTCTTGAATTGTTCTTGATAACGAAAAAATAAAATCAGCAACAAAACATTTGTTAAATGCTTCCGATATAGATTCCATGGTGATAACTTCCGCGTTCAAGCCTGACCTGTTTGTTTGAGATGCTGTCCAGATAGGACAATCACATTCTGCTGCAATTCCTCGCAGCTCTTCATAAATAGATTCTAATTCTATTCTTTTCTCTTTATGTGATAAATTTGGTTTCAAAAGATCTGCATAATCCACAATGATCAACTCAGCGTTTATACCTCGTTGTTTCATTCTTTCCAGGTGAGATTTGATTGTATTTGTACTAGCGGATTTTGTTGGGTATCCTTTTACAATTAAATTCCCCTCGATCTCCTGCACTTTTTCATAAATTTCATCTTTGAAATCATGAAGATCTGATAAGGGTACGCCAGTTATGCAACTATCATACCGCGATGCAATCGTGGTGTCTTGCAATTCCAGCGTGTAATGAATAACTGTTTTGCCAAGTTTTACAGCTTGGGATCCCAGGTGCACCAAAGCCATTGATTTTCCTGCGCCAGTTGGGGCAATAACTACGCCAAGCTCACCCCGTCCTAAACCGCCACCGCACAGATCATCAACGTATTTCCATCCTGTAGTCACTGGTCGTCTTGCCACTATCTCAAACCTCTTTTCAAAATCAGCTTTATAATCATAACCAAAATTATTATCACTACCCAATTTAATAGCTTCGTTGATCAACGAACTAACTTCTTCAAAAGAAGATTTCTGGATGAGATCAACAGATTTTAAGATAGCGCTTTTCAATTTTTGTTTTCTGCAAAAATCCAGCGCCACTTCTTTAATATATTCAGCACCATCAACTTCGATGTCGCCAGTGTTTATCCTTGCAAAAAGATCTCTGATTTGTTTCTGGACGGCCTCGTCTTCGTTTTCTAGTTCCGTGCGGAGAATTGTGGTGATAGTGCTATAGGCCGGATGAGCGCCGTATTTTTCTTTATAATCAAAGATCTTTTGAACAAAAACTTGAAGATGTCTTAACTCTAAAAACTCAACATCTAATACTTCCCAAATTTGATCAGCAAATACTCTTTCCTGCAGAATGAGTTGCACCAATTTCTCTTGAAAAGATTTGCCATATTTCGAAAAACTTGCGTGTTCCATTTAATTCCCCTATATCAGATTATATTGTTTTGCCCACTTCTTTATTTCTTCTATTGAAGGTGCTTGTTCATCATACACTCCTCGTTTAATCTCAGCGAAATTCTTAGCTTCTTCCATCAGCTATTATCCTTTGAAATGTTTGATACAAAATAGACCAATCGTAAGCAACAAATCCATCCTCAACCATTCTACTCCTTATAGCTGTTTTGTTCAAGGAAAAATCTAGATCTTCAACAGAATTTTTTATCTTTTGTTTTGCTTGCGGAGACATCGACGGAAAGTAAAGTTGCATTAACTTATAATTTTCACTAATTAACGAACGTCTACTAACAATATTTTCATGCACTTTTAGTTTATTTTCTGTTTCCGCGCAATGTTCAACCACAGTATCTATTTCATGTGATTTTTCTTCAGCCAAAAATGGAAACCTTTTAGCAATTGTTTTTAAACCAACCCCCCCTACCCCATCAAGATTGTCGCTCTTGTCACCACAAACCGCACGTGCCAAAGCAAAATTATTAGGGTGAATGCCGTATTGTTCTACTACCCTTTTAGAGTTTAAAATCTCGTCTTGAATTGGTCTATACAAAACAGTGCTATTAACACATAACTGAATGAAATCCTTGTCTGAACTCACTATAATCTTTTGCCATTCATCAAAATAAGACAGGTTGTTGATGTGTGCTATAACATCGTCTGCTTCCAAATTGTCAATCAAAATTTGCGACACGGGCATAAAATTAATATATTCAAAGAGACGCATATGTTGCCACATCTTATTTTGCATCTCTTCATTTTCAGACATATTGCGAATACTTCGATTAAGGCGGATAGGTTTTCTACCCTCTTTATAATTCTTGTTGGTGGCGCGCCGGCGC